TTTGGCTGACACGTCGTCGGGCGTTTCCGCTCGTTTTCGCCGTCAGTCGAAGAAGGCTTGGGCTTCAGACCCTGAGCTGCTGGCTGCCTTGCTAGACTTGGTGCAGTGTCGCCTCATTTTGATGCTCATCCATGCCAAGGATGTTGCGGCGTACACGCCGGAGACTGTTGTGATGTCTGGTTTGAAAGATGTCTTGCTGCTGTCCGTTAAACAGGAGCCTCACGCCCCGAAGAAGGTCAAGGAGGGCAGATTCAGGATGATCTGGATCAGTTCCCTCGTTGATTGCTTCGTGCAGAAGCTCCTGCATAAGGCTTTGAATGCGCGAGACATAGATCATTACCAGGCTGGAAACCGGTTTCACTCCGCCGCAGGGATGGGACATCACGACGAGGGAGTCGCGCAGCTTTGCTCTGCTATCGACGCGGTTTTCGGGAATGATGAGTGTTTGCTAACATGTGATGCTTCAATGTGGGATTTCACAATGGATAAACAAGCGCACATCAATCACGCAAAGCGCAGATGCCTATCGTGCACAGACCCTGCCGTCAAAGATTTGATAATGACCTTGGCGCACTTGAATTATAAGCACGTTTGTGAGAACAAGGGTGAAATCTGGCGCTGCAACAAGGAGGGCGTCAATACTTCGGGCCAAAGCTCGACAACAGCTGACAACACGTTCACTCGCCATAGCCAGGCTAAAGCAAGCGGCGCTAAGAAGTTCATCGGTAACGGGGACGATATGATCGCAGACCCAGGGTTCAACCCGGAGTTAGCTGCGAGATTTGGGACCAAGAGCCGTGACGTTGAAATCAACAGCTCGAAGGTGGTGCCTTTTACTTCGCACCACTTCGATCGAGATGCCAAGACGGCTTCTTACGACCGCCCTGTTAAGCTGGCTTGGAATTTGTTGGCTAATTGCTCGAGCAATGACTTCGGCTTGAGGGTTGATGCGATGCTCTGTGTTGTTCGCAACACTCCCGGTGCGCTAGAGAAATTCAAGAAGCATTTGGGCAAGCATTCACAAGGCTCTGGCACTTGTAACAAAGACTTGCTCTGGGCCATTTAATAGCAGCAGGTGTGTTAATGTTCTGTTAATGTGCTGGCGGGATGGCGTCCGCCCTACTGTAGCCGCGAAATTTAACGAATCAAATTTCTCTCCGCGTGTTATGACACGCGTTCTTTTCTGTTGTGGTGAATCAGAACTGCACATAACAGTTACAAATGACTCAGACGGTTCGGAGACGCTGGGGCCCGAGGAATGCCAAGGGCTTGAGCGACTCTGTGTTAACTGTTGGGATCAAGCAAGGCAGTGGTGCGACTGTGCCCGTCGCCTTTGGCGCGAGCTCATCGACCCCCCAATGCTCCAGGCCTAAGCCCCCAAAGCGGCGCAAGCCCAAGGCTAGGAAGAAGCAAGGTGGGACAGGTGTTTCGCTCAACCATTGGGACGCCTTCGCGCCACAGCACTTGGCTCTGCCACGTGCCATGGCGCCATACACGGTCATACGCACCACCGCCGTCTGGAGTCCTTCAACAGAAGACCAGCGAAAGCTCGTTTTGTTCGGCCCTTCTATAGACTCCGGCGCCGATGCCGGCCAGTGGACCAG